ATCATGCGTTAACCCCCTTATGTTGTTACAATATAAGACGTTCCGACGCGGCTTTTTTCTTTGTCTAGTGCCGGCATAATTGCACGAGCAAACTTAATACCATCAATGTAAATCGCCACTTCATTATTAGAATTACTTTGAGTCGAAAATTGCATTGCCGCCAAAATCGCGCTGCCAATTGACGAACTTAAATTATCGACAAATCCCGAATTTTCCAATGGCACGACTGCCTCGGTTCCTGCTTCTCCTACCATAGCGAGAGTCGGACTGTTAATAATTCCTCCTGCTGCCAACTGTGGAATATTTGGTATGTTAAAGCCGACGGTTCCACCACCAAAAGTTCCTAATCCCGGGACTGCTACGCTTGGAATATTAATTTTCAATGAGTTAAGTTTGTCAATTAATGAATTAATAACACTGATAATTACCCTTATAGGTGCTTTGAAAATATCGCCCAATGTATTAACAATTCCTCTGAAAACATCCTTTATATTTTCCCACGCTGCCGCCCATTGCCCCGTAAAAATATTTTTTATGAAACTTAAAAGACTTTTGAAAACGTTTTTTAAGTCTTCAATTATTATTTTAATTTGCTCAAACATAGAGTTAAATGTAGCAATAAGAACATCTTTGAGAAATAACGTAAAAGGTTTTAAAATTTCTTGCCATATAAATTGAACCGCAACGCCAAAAGCTTTAAATATTGGCGTGACCCGTTCTTCGATATGATTTGCTAACGGCTGAAAAATAAACTTCCAAAGAAATGTTAATATTGCGCCCAATGCTTCCAATAAAGGGTTCATTAAATCCTTGAAAAAATTAAATAACGGTATCATTACATTCTTCCAAAACGATTTTGCCACTTGTGCAACAGCATCGAAAGCAATCGCAAGTAAATCAAATAAAACAAGTGCAAGCGGCTCAATAACATTTTTCCAAAATTCCAAAAGAAAATTACCTAACGGAACTAACACATTCTCATATAGCCAACTTGCTGCAACTGTTATAGCATCCCAAGCCGAAACAAAAACACCTTTTAGGAATTGCCCAAATGGCACTAAAACATTTTGCCATAAATAAACAAAAAAGTCTTTTATCCCTTGCCAAATCCCATTTACAAAATTTCTGAAGGGTTCATTTGTTTTATACAAATAGACAAAAGCCGCTGTTAATAATCCCACTGCAGCAATAGCAATTCCAACAGGTCCCGATAAGGCAACGGCCCCAAGTTTAATTGCGTCAAAAGCATACAAACTCATTATATATAATGTTTCAAAAGCTGATATAATTGCAGGCGCTGCCAAAACTCCGCCTAAAATTGAAAAAGATACGGCAATTCCTGTTACTGCCGAAGTTATTATTGCCTCATTATTAACAAAAAAATCTTTAACACTCTGCCAAGCGTCAATAACTCCCTGACGAAAGTTTTTAATTTTATTCAAGGTTTCATCTGACAAACCCAAAGTTGGGTTATCCATAACTGCAGGAGCCGCAACTTTGTCCATTCCTTCGGCCATTTCGTCCGAATTATCTGCAGTTTCTTTTGTCAATTGATTAATTTCATCAAAGCCCATTAATCCCTGATTTGCTTTATCTCCTGCTTTTTTCGTTTCATCTCCTAATTTTTTTTGTGCTGCTGCTGCAGAAGTTGCGTTTTTCGCTGTTTGCCCTTGAGTGTTAGCTGTGCCAAATAAAACGGACATAAAGCTTCCAATAGTGGTAAAGGCACTTTTTAACGTATTTATAAAGTTTAATAAATATGGAATTATAGTCTGCAAGACCGGCGCAAAAATAGAACCAAGGGCCGCTGACAATTGTATTGTTTGACTCCTTAAAGCCGACATTTGACCGCCTAAAGTTGCAGAATATTTTGCAGCATCGCCAATAAAATATTTACTTTCTTCGGTAAATCCATTAACAACTGCTTGAATTTTTTCATATCGATTAAGACTTGCAACACCTTTTCCAATTTGATTAGCATAATCGGCCCACATTAAACTCAAATTCCTAGTTATACCAACGTTGTCAACCTTGATTGAATTTTCGTTCTTTATTCCTTCGCTTGCGGAGCGTATTGCCTCACCCATTGAAAGTGCTTCTTGACGATTAAAGGCAGAAGCGTCTTTCATTTGAATTAATAATTGCTCTATTTGCTTAATACTATACCCTGCGCTTGATAATTGTTTAAATGCTGCAGTTGCGTCATTAATAGGCACTAATCCGTCTTGGGTATATTCTTGAAGGAATCTTTTAGCTTCTTGCAAATCTTTCCCTTGTGCGTTCAAAACACTGCTTAATCCAATATTAGCAGAAATTATATCATTATAATTTTTAATACTATTACGAGTAAAATCATTAATTGTAGCAGCTAATTTTGCAAAAGCAATTGCCATTAAATTACCCATTGCAATAGTGCTTGCGCCCATACTTCTAATAACAGGATTTGCACTTCCGCCAAAATTTCTAAGTCCGCGTTGTGCATCTCTCAACCCTCTTTGCAATGGCCGAATGTCTGCACCTATTCTCGCCACTACGTTTCCTACATAACCCACACGCGCACCCCCTAACACATACTTTTTAAGACTTCAAACATTTCTCTATCACTCATTTTTTGCTCTTTTTCAAAGCTGCCAAGTGCCTCTCTCAAATCAGAAGTGCTAAGCCCTTTACTTTGCCCTTTCAGGAAAAATCTTGCGCCGTGAAAATTTGCAATAATCAAGTTTCTCAAATCATCTTTTTTCTTCTCGCCATATGCTTCTATGTAATAATTGAGTTCTAACACTGTAGAATCCCAAAATTGTTCTAAAGTCAATCCTACCCTTAAAGCGTCGCATATTGCCCGTTCCCAATCCCATTCTCTATATCCGGCTCCTCCATCATTTGAGGCTCCGGATTGATTACGTTTTTTCCAAATGCCGCCTCTGTAATTTTGCCGAATAATTCATATATCTCTTTCAGGCTTAAATTTTCGTCCAATATCTCTAAAAATTGGTCAGGTTCCGTTTTTTCTCGATCCGCTTGGTCAAGACAGGACCAAATCATGAAAGCAAAATCTTCTACCCTCAAATTCTCATGGTCAATTTTCCCAAAAGCTTTATTAAACTTGTCTTCAATCCTTTTCTGCGCCATCATGCCAAGCCTAAATTTTCTTACCTTGTCAATTTTAAATTCCACGAATTTGTTCATAATCCACCTCATATTATTTTTATTTTTTCACCTCAATAAAAAAGGTAGGAAGGGCCGTAACCCTTCCCATGAAACCCGATTATGAGGTGAGTTATTATTAAGAAAGTCTAGCAACTGCAAACCTGTATGTTTTAGGTGTTTTTCCTGCTTCATAAACAACCGCGTCAACTTGTTTTGTTGCTCCTGCAGATATTGATATTGAAGAACCTGCCGAACCACTCGAAACAGTTTCAGAGTACACACCATCAACATATATCTTGATTGTATGGCTGGCTGCTGTAACTTTCGGCTTAAATGCTGTTTCAGTCGTAAATGTAAAATTGTAATAATATGTTCCCGTTGCAAATGTTGGCGTCATAGCTGCTGCCGTCAAAGCTGTACTTCCGTCTGTTTGTACAAAAGTGGCAGCACTTGCGCCTGTTGATGCACTTGTACCTAATGTAGGCTTACCTGAGATTTTCAAAGTGCATTCAAACTCTACAGCATCTTCAAGATTTGCTTCACCAATCTTAAACTTTGAAACTAATGCGTCAAAAGTAAAGGTCGGGGACCCCATGCTTGACGGGAATGTGATTGTATAGCTGTCAACTGTTCCGGCATTTAGCGTTGTATCCATTAATACCTGTCCGGCATCAGATACATCAAAATACCCCTTAAGTGATACTTCTCCGCCTTCTTTCATTCCTCCGATAAATGTTTTAAATCCATCTGCAGAATCTAACGTGGTTGTTTCTACCGAATCTTGACTTTTCTCAGGTGAATTTATACCTGTTAAAACTCCAATTGTTGTAACTCCTTGTGCTATAGTTGTTCCGATACCTCTTTGTGCTCCTGCCATATAAACTACCTCCTTTATCCTTTATAAGTTATTTCAATATCAATACTGCCTTGGTATAACTTAACTTCATGGTCATATGTTTTTAGTGCGTTTTGAATTGTGCAAGATTGAATAAAGGGCCCGGAGGCCCCTAATGTTGTTTGCTGCCAAGTTTTTATCTCGGCTAATATTGAATTGTATAAAGTTACTAGTCCTGAATACGTTGATTGGTAACAATTAATCTGATATCTTGCAGTTATTAGTGTGTCGTGTCCGTCAAGTTTTTCAGTATTTTCCTCGTCGTCTTGCTCGTATGTACAATAAGGAGCCGCCGTTCCTTCTTGCGCATAAATCGGAAATACTTTTCCCGATAATCCTGTAAGCGCGGCCAATTCTACAACAAATGCCTGCTCTAAATCCATAATCACCACCCCAAAGCACGTAATGAATTAACAATTTCTTTAACAATAGAAACTTCAATTAATCCGCGGTTATTTTTCAGTGAGTCCCTTAAAAAATATAATCCTTCTTTTTTCCCACCATTACGAAGCTTAAATCCATATTCTTGGCTCGCGGGATAATAATATCTTTTTCCTACTAATTTTTTTGTTGTGAGATTTGTATAACTTCCCTTTTTGTATTTTGAAAATTTATCATTATATTTTCTATTAAACGTTACCCAATAGACTCTTTTCCCGGACTTTCTTTTTTCCGCCCAATATCCAAGACTCTTTTTTAAATCCCCTGTCAATTCAGGTGTTTTTGCATTAGTTTTTACAGCATTCAACATTTTTTTTGCACCTGTTTTTGCTGCACTTGTTAAAACTTTTGCAGGTGCTTTTTCGCCTCGTTCTAACATTCTAACCAATTCCCTAACGCCTTCCATTCTGCTGTCTACCATATCAAATCAACTCCCTACATTTAAGAAAAAGCCATTGACCGGCTTCTTGTGAATTTATAACACTGATTATGTCAAAATATCTTGAATCGTATGATATGCGCATTTTTGGGTATACTCCGTCACGGTATCTGATTGTTACATCATGCGTTAAATCTGAATTAATTCTTGATGCGTCAAGAAATTCACGTCCGACAAGCGGCTTTATATTTGCCCAACAAGTAAAAACGGTGGTCCACGTATTTTGTGGCTCACCGTAATTATTTTGCGTTGTTGTTTGTTGTTGTATCAAAATTTCATGTTTTAACTTCCCGGCTTGCACAGCATCACCCCCTAAAAATTACATAGCCGATCCTGCCATAACAAAGCCTTTACTGTAAATTCAATTTCTTTTGACATTTGAGATGTATCTGCTAATGGCGTTCGATTATCGTACCAAAAAGAAATCAAAAATAAAATCGCTTGTTTTATTGTTTCCGGAACATCTTCTGATGTTCCATATCCACAAACATACCTTACTGTTATAGGGTCCAACGGATACGCCGTAAAGCTTGGCCATGATTTATCATACGCAGGTGCAATTCTTCCTTTTTCGCTTTTCGTTGAAACCACATAGTCAGACGATGAAATTGTTGTTTCTGCGCCTGCATAGTCTTTATATTTAATGCTTGTAATGCTTTGCAGTTTTCCGCGCGGAATTTCAATAATATCATCAGAAGGCCAATCGTCTAAAGTTAATTCCCTCGTCTGCGTTATGTATGCCCTGTTTTGGTAATTCTCACAATATTTCCGAGCTGTAATAATTAATGATCTTATATACACATCATCATCGTTGAAGTCAACCCTGAGATATGATTTAACTTCATCAAGTGTTAACGGCTCTGTAGTCGGGGCCGTGTACAAATAATCATTATAAGCCATGTCAACCCCTCCTATATACTTAAAACTGTTAATAATACGTCTTCTTCGTAAATATTGCCCTCCGAAGTTGTTGCCTTGAATGTAATTTTATATTTTGTATTATTAGTTCCTGCCTGAATTTTTGCATAACAATAAACCCCTGAAATTGAAGAAGATGCAATTAACGTACTTGTCGCGTCAACTCCTGCTATTGTTGCGGCTGTTACGGACAATGATGATATTGTTTCTGTAGAATTAAGTCGCCTTGTATAATCCATTGATATAGTTTCAACTTCGTCCGGCTGTTTAAAAAATGCGTTTTGTGACATGCTAATCTTTCCCCCTCGCAACAAAATTTTTAATTTTTGCTGCGGCTGTAAACGCTTTTTGGCTTGCCGCCGCTACAAAACTAATTGCTGCCGTTGAAATTCTTATAAAACTTGAAGTAACATTAAGTGTTACACTTAATGTTTTTGTATATACCGTTCCGGTGCTTTTTAAAATATTTCCGAGTAAATTTAATGTTATTGTTGCAATTGTTTTTGAAATTGCTCTTATTATATTGCCTGAAATATCAATATTACCTGAAGAAATTTTTGAAATTATTCTCGATATTGTTACTGATACAGTATTTGTAACACTAATGAATTTATTTATTGCGCGCGTTATAATTGACGACATTGATATGTTTGCTGTCAATGTCTTATAATTTGTCACGCCGCCTGCAATATAATTTTT